CACCTCCGCCCCCGCCCCCTCCGCCACTTCCGCCGCCCCCGCCACCTCTTCCACCTCCGCCACCTCCGCACCCTCCGCACCCGTAGCCGTACCCGATGCTATGACTGTCGACCCTTTCGCTGGTATTGTAGTATCACTTACTACCGTATTATCAGTTACTTTCGTATTATAATTTATAGAAAATGGAACCGTAATTTTATAAAATTCATAACCGTTAGTTATTATTGGTTTTGGTTGTGGTGTTATATCAGTTACCGGGGGTGTTTCTGTTTTTGTAGCTTCTCTATACATATCATATTGATGATTATACATATAATTATAAATATCATTACCTACGTCTTGATTACTTTTGAAATCAGGCGTTAAAGCCGAGAATGAAGTTTCTGGTTCAAAACTAACTTCTTTTGATATACTTTTTGAATCTAATACATAATATTCTATATCACTAGTAAAATCTTTCTTAATTATTTTAAAATTATCAGTAAAGTAACTAGTTGCTAAATTTTCATTACCCTCTACGGATTTCATCATTAAAGAATAACAAAATACCGAAGATAATAGTATTAATAATAACAAAATAATTATCATATTTTTATTTTTAAAATTGAAAAACATTGCTTATTATATAAAGTAGATAATAAAAAAAACTTATTAATATTAATATTAATATTAATTAATAATGAAAAAAAATAATCTTCAACATAATTACAACCCCGAATCTAATTTATTTGAAATTGGTATTGATGAAGCAGGCAGAGGACCTATGTTTGGAAGAGTATATAGCGCTGCTGTTGTTTTACCTAAAAATACAAATTTTAAATATGAATTATTAAAAGATAGTAAAAAATTTAGTTCTGTAAAAAAAATTAATGAAGTTGCTGAATATATAAAAGAAAATGCTTTAGCCTGGGCGGTATCTTATGAAGACGAAAATATAATTGATAATATTAATATTAGAAATGCTACTTTTTCGGCCATGCATAAATCTATACAAAATATAATTTCTAAATTAAAACAAAATCACCAAATTAGTAATGAATTTTATCTTTTAGTTGATGGTAATGATTTTAAACCATATACTTATTTAAATAATAAATCTAATATAATTGAACAAGTTAATCATATAACTATTGAAGGGGGGGATAATAAATTTTGTTCAATTGCTGCCGCTTCAATATTGGCTAAAGTTGAAAGAGACAAATATATTATAGAATTATGTGATTGTTATAAAAAATTAGACGTATATTATAACCTGGCAAAAAATAAAGGTTATGGAACATCTCAGCATTTAAATGGAATAAAAAATATTGGCATAAGTCCATGGCATCGAAAAACATATGGATGTTGCAAAGAAGCTAAATTAAATATTTATGATTTCTATCTTTAAACACTAAGTTTAACTCGAAGACGACGATTCCATTCATTCTTATATACCTTTCGCTTATTCCTCTTCCTATAATTCTTATTTTTTTTTACAATAATTTCTGTAAGTGTAATATTTTCTGTATTTAGATTCGTGGCCTCGCCCTTATCTTCTTTACATTTTGTCTTATAACGAGTATTCATTTTATGGCCCTTTTGTAATAGATATTCATATTTATAATCTTCATTAGATTCTACAAATTCATAATTTTCATCATCCTCTTCGTATGACTCTATTTGCTGTTTTGCTTCAAGTGTCTCTGCTTTCAAATACTCTTTATCTTCATCGTCTTTTACTAGATCAAATTTATCTTGTTGATGTTCAGATTCTGGGTCAGATTCTAGATCAGCTTGAGTTTCGGGTTGAACCAGAACAATATTATTTACTTCTTCTTGCGTCCTCGGCTCATAAAACTCAATTTCATAATTATTGGGATAATAAGGATCGTCATAAACCATATTTGCGTAACCAGTAATTAGATTTTCATAAAAACTTAGACTGCGATTATTCTTATACCATTCACGAATCTCAATAACAGCATATCCATAATATGGCTTATCTTCTACATAATATTCTGGTTCTGGATGAACTCGTACATCTACATTCTTTACATCTGCAATTCCATAATAATCAAACCAATGAATAATATACGGAATATGCTGTGGTAGAACTAGATCTGGAATAGTAAGCACCATATTTTTATACATCTCTTCGTTATGGGTTAACTGCATGTCAGTGTTTATATTGTATTGATGTTATAATCAATATTGTTGAATCAATTTTTTTTTTAATATAAAAAAATTGATTATTATTTTATATTTTAATTTTATTCAACTATTATAATATATGAAAATTCTTGTCTTTGATACTGAAACTACTGGTCTTCCTCAAAAAGATGAATTTAATAAAGAACCATCAATTTATGATTTTGATAAATGGCCATTCATAATTCAAATTAGTTGCATACTTTATGATCTCTCTAATAATGATACTATTATTAAAAATAATTTCATCAAAATAGACAACTCTATTGTAATCCCTCCAGAAAGTTTTGAAATACATAAACTTACACACGAATTTCTTAATACTAATGGTATTAATATTATTCCCGCGTTGAGAGAATTTAATAATTTACTTAAAATGGCTGATATTATTGTTGGTCACAATATTTCATTTGATAAACGACTTGTATTTGTTGAATGTTTACGACACAATATTCCACAATATTTTACTACTTTCAAAGGAAACGAGAGAATTAGAAAATCTGAATTCTGTACTATGAGAAAAACCACCAAATTCTGTAATTTTGTTAGAATTAGTAAAAAAACTAACAAACCGTATATTAAAACACCGTCACTTAGTGAATTATATTTACATCTATTTCCCGATTCTACTTTACCTAGTGAATTACATAATTCTCTCGTTGATATACTTATCACAATCAAATGTTATATAAAATATAATTATAATTATAATATTGCTGACTTTAATTATAAAATTAAACAATTATGTATAGAATATAATATAAATTAATTATATATATAATATAATATAAATTAATTATATATATAATAATGAAATTAGTAAATTTTATAAAAAAAAATATTAATTATATTTTTCTTATTTTTATTGTAATATTTGTTTTTTATATTTGTATATCTTTTAATTTAAATGAACCTTTGAGAAATAAAAATAGAAAAAGAAATAAAAATAGAAAGAAAAGATATAAATGTAAAAATCCAAAACTATGTGAGTCTGATCAAGAAATATTATATAAATGTTTAAATAAAAATGATATAGAAAATAACACTGATTTCCATATTTTTAAAGAATGTAATAATTCAAGCACAAAGTATTACACACGACAAGATGCTAATAGTAAAATTAAAGAAATTAAATGTAAAATAAATGATGAATGTGATAACAATTTAAAAAGTTATACATGTATTAATAAAAAGGATAAAAGTAAGATAAAAAATTCTAATAATAATGGGTGGATTAAAAATTTTGATGACAAATACAATAAATCATGCAATGATAAATGGTGGTGGTTTTGGTGATAATATTATAAGAAGATTAATCAATTTCTTTTTTAATATTAATTTCATTATAATTAATATTAAAAAATTAGTAAATTTGTTTGTATTTTAGTAATAATAATACACAAATTTTTCCATTACCAAAAATATTCTTTTCAATATTATCCGCTACACATTAAACAATCATCATCATCATCATTATCTTGTTTCTTTTTTTCTGGTTCAATTGTAAATTGTTGCGCATTATGTTTTGGTTTCCTTCGTAAATAATAAATACCTGTTTTTAATCCTGCTCTCCAACTATAAAAATGCATATTTGTTAATGACTTTGGTTCTGGATCTTCCATCCATAAATTCATACTTTGTGATTGACAAATATATAATCCGCGATCACGAGCCATATCTATTAAATTTTTCATTGGTATCTCCCAGACAATCTTATATTTTTCTTTTAAATGTTCTGATAATCCTTCTATATATTGAACACTTCCTTTATTTGCAATAATATTATTTTTAATTTTTTCATCCCATAATTTTAATTCTAATAATTCATCCACTAAATACTTATTTACCATTACAAATTCACCAGCTAAAGTTTTTCTACTATAAATATTACTTGTTATTGGTTCAAAGCATTCATTATTTCCTAAAATTTGACTTGTACTTGCTGTTGGCATTGGAGCACACAATAAACTATTTCTTATTCCATATTTTAATATTTTTTCTTTTAAATTGTTCCAATCATATCTATCAGAATATGGTTTCTCGTTCCATAAATCAAATTGAAACAATCCCTCACTCATCGGAGATCCCATAAATGAACTATATGCGCCATATAAATTTTCTTTTAATTTTTCTATTTCTGCTCTAATTGGTTTATATTTATCTAAAAATCGTTGTATCTTATTATCTGTTGCAATTGTCACATCAACTGAAGCCCCTGTTACGTTATAAATATTATAACTTCTACAATGAGATTTATCTGTTGTAAACCTCCAATTATTATAACCATATTCGGTTGCTAAATAATCCATTGCTTTTGTTCTTTCATGACTTATTTCATAACTTCTTTCTAATGCGGCAAAATAAATTGTCTCAAAAATTAATTTGTTTATCTTTATTGCATTGTCTGATGTAAATGCTAAATCCATCTTAAAAAAAGTATCCGCTAATCCCTGTACACCTATTCCTATTGGACGATGACTATAATTACTTTTTCTTGTTTTTTCATTTGGATAAAAATTTATATCAATAATATTATTTAAATTTGTTACCAATACTTTTGTTACTTCATATAATTTATCATAATCAAATGTTTTATCGTCTTTTACATACATAGATAAACCAATTGAAGCCAAGTTACATACGGCTGTCTCTTCTTTATCACTGTATTCTATTATTTCACAACAGAGATTACTTGATTTAATAGTGCCTAAATTCTTTTGATTCGATTTTTCATTACAAGAATCTTTATATAAAATATATGGTGTTCCTGTCTCCATTTGTGCATCCAAAATTTTTAACCATAAATCGCGTGCATTTATTTGATTATTATATTTTCCTTCTTCTTCGTATTTCATATATAACTCTCTATATTTATCACCATAACTATCACTTAAACCCGGACATTTATCCGGACAAAATAATGACCATACCTTATTTCCAATTACCCGTTCCATAAATAAATCGCTTATCCACATTGCATAAAATAAATCTCGCGCTTTTGATTCCTCGTCTCCATGATTCTTGCGTAACTCTAAAAACTCTTCTATATCTGGATGATGTGGCTCTAAATAAATCGCAAAACTTCCATTCCTTTTACCTCCTTGATCCACATAACGTGCTGTTTTATTAAAAACGCCCAGCATAGGAATTATACCATTTGATGTTCCATTTGTTCCTCTTATATGAGAACCAGAAGAACGAACATTATGAATATGTAATCCTATTCCGCCTGACCATTTTGAAATTTGCGCACATTCTTTTACTGTATTAAAAATACCATCAATAGAATCATCTTCCATTGATAATAAATAACATGAACTTAGTTGTGGTCTTGGTGTTCCGGCATTAAATAATGTAGGTGTCGCATGAATAAAATATTTATTTGACATATAATCATATGTTTCTTTTACCTTTTCTATATTTGCACCATGAATACATAGTGACACTCTCAACCACATATGCTGTGGACGTTCAATTATCACCCCGTTTATTTTAATTAAATATGCCCTTTCTAATGTCTTAAAACCAAAATAATCAAATAAAAAATCGCGTTTATAATCTATCATCTCGTCTAATACTTCTTTATTTTCTTCTACTGTTTTCATTAAATCATCATGAATTAATTTATAGTTGTTTTTATTTACATCTACAAAATCATATAATTTTTTAATTGTTTCGTAAAAGCTACCTAATGTATTTTTATGTAGATTTGAAATCGTTATTGCACTGGCTAATTTAGTATAATCAGGGTGCGTTGAACCCATAGATGCACACTGTTCGGCGGTTAATTCATCTATATCAGTTGTTCTAATATTATCTTTTAATTGATCTATAACTTTCATTGCCAATTGACCATAAATAACATTTTTTAATTCTAATTCCTTTCCGCTTGTCTTAATACGTTTTAAAATTTTATCAAAGGAAATAATTTCTTTCTTACCGCATCTTTTCAATACGTGCATATCTATAACATTAGATTTATTATTTGTCATTAATATTATCTAATTATACTATTTAAATAAGTTTAAATTGTTTTAAAATAATATTTTTATATTTTTTTGTTTTTAAATTTTTTATGCTTTTTCAAAAGTATAAAAATCATTTACTTGTTTTAGATAATGCAAAATAACGCAATAACAATTTTGTTAAACAAGCAATAATAGATAGTAGTAATAAATATTTATTTACTCTTCCTTATTAAATAAATTTGTATCTATTAAACATCCACCCATTGGAAAATCACTTCTACTTTTAGCATCACCGAGTGATAATTTTCTCTTTTTCTTTATTCTTTCTTTATATTTTCCACTTTCTCTCTCTTCTACTAAATTTTTCCAAAAAACATCTATCATAGGTAAAACGTTTTTGAACCACAATTTATTTCTTAATACCAAGACGCAACTAATTTTTACTAATTTCCAATATATTATTGTAATTAGCTGTAAATCTTTGTTCTTTTTCATTTCTTTACTCTCCCATTCTTTATATGCCGTTGAATGTAAATCGTTTAACATGAACGGTGCGTATATATAATGTGGCGATTCGTCTTTTAAATATTGCAATATGATACCTTTATATTCTATAGTATTATCATTAATATATTCTTCTTCAGTATCATATTGTAAAAATTTTGTTTCTAAAAAATCACACTCGTTTAAATTGCAGACCTCCATTTGTAATTGCATCTGTATCCAATATTCCATTTTGGGAATACCGGTTATCTCTCGCGAAACTACATTCTTTATTTCTAACATCCGACCATATAAATTTGAAGTTGGATCACATACTATTCCGTCTGGTGATGCGGCAATAAAACTATGATCTCTATGTGGTATACAACCAAATTCGGTAACCGTGGTTTTATAAATATATTCATAATACAAAATTGATACGGGTTCGTATTTTTGACCCCAATGCATTGGACTATTTGTATTTGTCACTTTGAATTTATTTATATTTAATGGCTCGCATTTTTCTAAAATTAATTGTGTTTGACTATATTCGCTTACAAATATCTTGTAAATATTTGATGCTGTTAATGTAGAATTTCTAAATATATACCATTCGTCGGTTCTTTGTTCGGGCTGAACTATATTTATGAGTGTATTTAATTGTTTATCTATCTTGGTATAATTTATACTATTATTTCTTATGTAACTTTTACGATATGACCTCTTTGGTATTACATACTTAAATACAAATGATAAACCCGTATTCAAATAATTCTTTAACATAATTTTACTATCTTCTTTTGATATACCATATATATCTTCTAAAATATTACTATCAATATATTCACTTTCCATTAACTCCAAACTATAATCATGAACAGTATCATACAAATCTATATACATTAATTGTAAAATATTATCATATATAAATTCTATCATCGTTGAAACTATTGTTAACATAAATTCTATATCCAAATTTTTTATATTATATTTATTTACTAAATAAACTAAGTAATCATTATATTTATTTTTATTCATATAACTTAATTGATAACATAATATTTAAATTATATTATTTTATCAATTTAAAAAAAATAAATTTATTATTTATAATTTACTTTAAAACTACTTGTAATTCTTTAATTATTCATGAATTTTTATAGTTTTTGATTTAATCGTCTTTCCTACATGTAATGATTTTATTGTTGATACATGTTTATCATCTTTTCTTAATAAATAACTTCTTTCTTCTTTATTAAAATATAAAAATGGTACATTTACTATTTTTTTATTATCTTTATCATATAGTACTTCTTTTGTTTTTAGTAAACATTTTCGATCTAAACAACGAACTATATAGTTTTTTAAATTTAATAACTCATCGTCTGATAAATTATCTTTACTTTTTAATGTATCTGCATACAAATTTAAATGTTTTATTTTTTGTGTCTTATTTAATTTCGACCACGTTTCTTTCTTATTTGCACTTGACTCGCTTTCCAAAAAATTTGATATCATCAAAGTATTACTTTGATTCTCATATTTTGGACTTATATCTGTTCCATTTAACAACATCGTCTTATATGCTATATTTTTCAATTCTTGGCAATTATCACTTTTTTTTGATTTTTTATCTTCTTTATCATCTATTATATTATTACATATATCGTTTGTTATTATATTCATACTATATTATTATATAACTTTAAGTTTATACTCTTTTTTTTATATACTTTAACTATTATTTTTGTTAATCTATTTAAATTAAAATCATTTTATATATATTATATGAAATCTATTAATCTTTACAACAAACAATCACCCACCAAAGCTCCACCCAAAACACGAGAAAAAATTAATAACCTTCCTAATGATATTTCTCTTAATATTATTCAAAACATTAATAACTATCCGTATCAACTCAATCTCATTAACCTACTTTATCTTCAACAACCTTTTTCAGAACAAAAATTCCTTATTGCCGAACTCAAATCTAAAATATCATCTTACAAACAACAAGACATTAAAAAAAATATTCACGAACAACATAATTTCATTTCTCTTGAAAACGTTATTGAAAAACTTGTTTCTTGCAAACTTAAATGCTACTATTGTAATAAAAATATATTCATATTCTTCAATAACGTTCGTGACCCCGACCAATGGACTTTAGACAGACTTAATAATCTTCATGAACATACTTCTCAAAATACCATTATTGCATGTTTAAAATGCAACCTCGAAAGACGACGCAAAAACAGTCAAAAATTTAAATTTACCAAACAACTTCAAAATAGTACCATCAAAATTACCAAAGTTCCTTAATTTATTGAGGAGGGAAAAACATCATTTATATTTAACAAAATATACCTTCTTCTTGTAATGATTTTAAATCTTTTAAATATAATTACACATATAAATTCCCTTTTTTACAAATCCATTTTTTTTATAATAACTTTCTAAATTTTCATCACAGTCTAATATACATTTATAACAATTATATTGTTTTGAAATATTTATTACATATTTTAATAATAATCCACCTATTCCATGCGACCTATATTCTTCTAATATTACCAAATCCGCGATATGTCCACTACATCTTCCATTATGAATTATTTTTTGCTCTACTATTGATGTTATTCCGCCTACTATTTTATTATCATTCATATAAAAATATATATTATGTTTTATGGGTAATTCTGATATCTCTCTTTTCAATTTTGAAAATGTTAATACTTGCGGATCTATTAATCTAAATCCATTATATAAATTTATTATTTCATTATAACTTTTTTCTGTTAATTCCAAATCTTTTATATTCACTATCATTATATTTTTATATTAAATACTATTTAAATATTTTAATTTAAATACATTTGCAGCCACATATTAATAATCTATGAATCTAACCACTCAAAATGACCTATTATTAAATAAACTTATGATTTTTTACAATAAAGAAAATAATCTTGATAAAATGCTTAATATTATTAATGGAAAATCTAAAATATCTCTCCGTATAGTTGACTGGTTCGCTACTAATTTCTCCAAAAAAAATTACACTGTTTACCCCATTGATAAAAACGATACTATTGATAGATTTAAAGTTTATAATGATTATAAATTAAATTTAAAAGCTTATTCCAAAAAAAGATTTGATCCTTTCTGTCGATGGGAGAGAATTACTATTCCATATAAAGAAAATACACACATTCAAACGACTTTAGGACAGCTTAATTTTTTTGCATGGGCACTTCAAAATAATGTTATCAAATTTATTGAAGAAAATTATGACATTATTGACAATGATATGAATCAAAGAAATAGTTCCACTAAATCCAAAAACTTTTCTATTAATTCTAATACCTCTAATACTTCTACCGAGACTACTTCATCCACATCTAGTTCAGGATCATCTTCATGTAATAATTTTAACAAAACTCGTAAGAAAAGAGAAGAACTATCTTATAATGCATCTAAAGGAGTTAAAAAAGAAAATGTCGATGTTATTATTTCATTTTAATTTAAATTTTATATATATATATTAACGCTAATGTCACCGAAACTGAGGTCGGCCATGCAGATCGGGATAAATATAGCCACGTGCAATAGAGAAACGCGGGATACAAAGTTTGCAGACATCAACAGATAGCTTATTGCCCGGTTCCTATGGTGGGGGCAAAAAAAAGAAAAATTAAAAGAAAATCTAAAACATGTAAAAGAAATTAATTATTATTTTAATATATAAATGAACAAAATCATTTATATATTAAAATAATATATAAATGAACAAAATCATTTATATATTCTTATTTGCTTGTTTTACTTCTCGTATAGCTATATCTATTTTCTCTAAAATTATTAATGTTAATTATCTTCCTATTATGGCTATATTTACATCTATTATATCTCTCGGTTTTCTCCGAGGATTTTTACTTAACAGTCCAAAAATTGGATTCTTCGGCAGCAAAGTTTGGTGGCAAAACTATAGAATAGTTCATTCCTTTAACTTTGGATTATTCTCTCTTTTAGCATTTTGTAAAAATCCTAATTCTTGGATTGTTTTATTTATTGATTCTTGGATTGGACTTATTTTTTTTATTAATAAATACTTTTTTTGATTATAAATTTATTTCATTTATATTTATAATTAATATATTATGGAAAAAACTTATAAATTTATGAAACCTACCGTTATTTTAGATAGACCTAGGACCGCTCATGATATTAAACCAGAAGTCTATAATATTTTAGAAACAAAAAAAAATTATTTGGTTTATTATCCTGTGCTTGTTACTTCCCGCCTTATTTCTTATAAACCTACTTCTTTAGGTTTTGAATTTGAAACTAGAAATACTATTTATATATGTGATTGGGTTCCTACTCTTAGAATGGTTAGTAAAGAAGATTTTAATAAACTTCGCAATAGTATTTAATCTATTTCTTTTAATTTATCTTTTACATATGTTTCATTACATATTTTTTTCACTATCTTATCATCTATTCCATCTATCGGCTTTCCTAATTTAGACATCGCTTTTGCATAAAACATCTGTTTATCATCATCTTCCATAAAATCTGGATTCTCTTTTGTCCAATTTGTTAATGCCGTATAATTCTTATTTGAAGTCTTCTTTATTACCTGTTTTATCTTCTCTTTTGATTTATCTTTCTCCCAAGTATCATTATCTTTTATATATAAAGTCTCTCGTTTTGTATCCGTGCAATGAACTGGTCTCTCATATAAACTTAATTTACTCATATTTTCCATTATTACATTACTTATTCCTTTCTCTAAACCATTCGTTTTTGTGAAATCTAATTGCTCTAATGAAACTTCTATTGATTTTATAAAATCACTCATATTTATTGCATCTTTACATTGTTCATTTAAAAATACATTTATACTAAACTGATTATTTGTTGTATTATGACTATTATTTGTATTATTATTTCCAATTTGTGGAACCAATTCTTTTATTGTATTTGTTAATTCTTGAATTTGATTTCGTTGCTCTTTATTTTCATTTATAATGTCTAAAACTAATTCTTGAGATATTATTGGTTTTGTATTATTATCAATAATTTCTACACATTTTTCTTCATAAGTGCATTTCTTTTTATGCACCGACAAACCTTGTTTATATTTATATTCTTTTCCACATTTACAAACAAATTTTTTATTTTCATTTAATTCGTTTTCTGTTATTTCGTTTTTAATAAAGTCATCATTTATTCGTTTTTTATGTTTATCGGTTAATAAATGTCTATCATAATCTGTTTTTTTAAACGTTGTAAAGTCACATATTTCACAACAATATTTTTTTTTCGTTATTTCGTTTTTTGTAGTCATTATATATATGATAAGTTAAAAAACTCTCTAAATTCTTTTATTTTTTATATAAAATATTAATTTCATTAAGTGTAACTTGTAAGGTCGTTAATATATTTTCTATGTTTTCTATTTTTGCAGTATTACATTTTTGTTTTTGTATTATATATTGCATTTTTTCTTCCAATTCTAACTCAGGAATATCTTTATTATTAATCCCATCCACCATGTTCTCTTATAAAAGTATATAATTTAGAATTACAATTATTACAACTTGTTTTATGTTCTGACTTTCTATTAACAAAATTTGTTGTATCTCCTATATATAATTATTTAATATTGGGGTCTCTACAAAAAATTTTATAAATAATAGTATTAGAATAATCAATCTTCTTTTTAGGCATTATACACTCTTATACACTCTTATACACTCTTATATTTTAATCAATTTTTATAAAATTATTTTTTCGTTTTCAGTCATTATTATTCGTTTTTTAGTCATCAAAAGTCATCAAAACACGGATGACCGAAAATAACGAAAAAACGCCAAAAAAATTATGGTAAGGACTTTTTCACAATATTTTTTTTGCTTTTCACACCTTAAAGGTTAAAATCACTTTTCAAAATGCAAGTTTTTTGAAATTCCGTAAAGGCAAAATTAAAACTATAATTAGACATTTTTTTGTCCAAAACCTAAAAAAAATTTGACTTTTGGAATTTAGAAAAATTTTGCACTTTGAATTTCAATAATATTTTTGTTACCTTAATGCTCTAAAATCAAAAATTAGGGTTTTTTTGGGTTTTTTTCTTTAAGTTCAAAAATAAATATATATAATTTTTGAATCGCATAAATATAAGTAGATATATAAAAAAAAATTGATAAAAAAACACATAATACTATATAATAGTGCAAAAGGAAGAGAGATGTTTTGTAATATATTTGTAAAAGTGATGGAATTTTTAGGACGACGGCGAATTATAAATGATAGAGAAGATAATGAACCATATTTGGAGAGATATTATATTTTCTTGAAAGATAGAAAGAATTTTCCATTCAATATATTTATACATAAATTTTTAAAATCAGATCCAGATGATTTACATGATCATCCATGGGAATTTAGAACAATAATTTTAGCAGGTGGATATTGGGAGCATAGAGAAGAAGGAACTAATTGGAGAGGTCCAGGAAGTTATATTTATGCTCCAATAGATACATTTCATAGAGTAGAATTGGATAAAAATATTCCATATTGTTGGACGTTATTTATACCAAGCGTAAGTACGAGAGATTGGGGATTTAAAACAATAAATGGATGGATTCAACATGAAGAATATTTCAAAATGAAAAAAAAAGCAAAGATTCATCCAATTTAATTAATAGAAGTAATAAGTGTATATTTATTTTTTTTTGTATTAAAATTAATTTAATAAATAAGTTAATGGGATTAAATCAAAGTATCCATAAATTAAATTTTGAAGGTATGCAAAATATATTAACCAATAATAATAGCAGGGGAAAGTTTTTAATAATAAATACATTAGATGCAAAAAATCAAAGTTGTTTAATAAAAAATACATTATCACCATCAAGAGAAATAGAAGAAATAACAAGATTATTGAGAGAAGATAAAAATATAAACATAGTTATTTATGGAGAAAACAGTATAGATAGTAAAGTAATAGAAAAATACAATCAATTATATAAATTGGGATTTGTAAATTTATATGTATATATAGGTGGTTTATTTGAATGGTTATTATTACAAGATATTTATGGAGACGATGAGTTTCCAACAACATCCAAATTAGTAGATATTTTAAAATATAAAGGAAAATCTATAATTTAAAATCTATAATTTAAAATCTATAATTTAAAATATAAAATATAAAATATAAAATATAAAATATAAAATATAAAATATAAAATATAAAATATAAAAAATAAAAATAATATATTATTTATATGAATTTTATAAAAAATAGTATTAAAAATTTATTGCAATTATATGTTTATGATAAATCATTATGTATTATGTTAGGTACAAAAGCCAGATGGTATCAATTACATTGTTTTATAAATTTGTTAATTACAATAGAAATATTACCAACTGTGTTAGATATATTAATTGAACCAAAAAATGGTTACAAATTATTAGATAGAGATGTAACAAATAATATGGTTCTAGCAATGCATATTTATCATGTATTTATCTCAAATAAAATGGGTTTATATGATTGGTTACATCATATAATATTTGTAGGATTTGGAGTGTTACCAGGTATGTTATATATAAATTCAAATCAATTATATCTTCATAAAATAGCCTGTAGTGGTATACCAGGTATAATTGAATATGGAAGTTTAACTTTATATAAAAATGATAAATTATCAAAAATTAATCAAAAATTTATTAATACAATTGTGTATGTTTATTTCAGATTACCTCTTTGTATTTTCGGCACGACTATGAATTGTTTAGCATATAAAAATAGTTTAATTAAAGATTCATTATGGATTACAATATATGTAAATTTATTATTATATTTAAACGGAGTAGTATTTACATATTTGACGTTTGATAGTTATGGTAGAACAAAATATTTGAAGACAAATGAATAATATAATTTATTAAAAATATAAAATTATATAATTTTTTTTAGTTTTCTTTTCTTTCTTTATCTTTTTTAGCCATATATATATATATATATATAATAATAAAATTTATGGGTAATTAATAATATTTAGACAATAGTATATGTTTTTCTTTAAACACATAATATGTATTCTCTTAAGCTTAAATCATATTAACAGTTGCGTGGTATTTAATACGGGGTTAAATAGACGGACATTATTAAAAAATAGTTTATCGGCATCAAATAATCTATATTTAGAAGATAAAGAAATAAAGCCAGATGATTATGCTAAATTAGCAAAAATTAAAAATAGTATATATTTAAATGGCCCATTAACAGATGAATCGTGTTGGACGATAACTGAATCATTAATAAATTATAAAAATAAATTATTACATTCTAATAATAGATTTAATAATATAAATTTATATATCCAAAGTCCAGGAGGTTCATTATTAGCGACTTTGGCACTAGTAGATGAGATAAAAACATTCGAGATACCTGTCCATACATATATAAGAGGTTATGCAGCATCAGCATCAACATTATTATCAGTTGTAGGTGAAAAAAAATATATGTATAGCCATTCAGTAATGATGATACATGGTATAAAATTAAATGGACAAAAAAGCGATACTATATTAGATGTAAAAGATTTAAATTCAAATGTAGATTTATTTATGCAAATAATTAAAAATATTTATTTGGAAAATACTAAAATATCAGAAGAACAATTAGAGAAATTTTTTTATAGAGATAAATGGATTTCTGCAAATGAAGCATTAAGTTACGGTTTAATAGATGAAATAATATAAAAATTGATGAATTAAAAATAAAATAGTAATTAAGTATAAATGACGAACAACAATAATATATCGAGTATCAATAAACATATATTTAATGAGATGGTGAAATTAGAGTATACAGAAGATAATATAAATTTATTACAAGATATTTATGTATCGTCTCCTACAAATAGTGTATTAATTGAATTACATAATTTTATTCAAGTTAAAAATGAAATAAAACAATATTTATGTCATATTTCACTGCTGCATAGAAGAGAAAATTTAGATTTTGAACCAGATTCAATTTATATGATATTTTAAATCATTACCAAATAATTTGTTGATTATTTTGTTTTAATAAATTATTAATTTTTGAGAAAGGCTTAGATTGAAAGAAAGGAGGATAAGTTTTGTATTTTTTAAATAGAGATAATGGAGATGGATGAGATGAAACAATAATATGATGTTTATTGGTGTCAATATTTATAAGTTTTTTATGAGCGAAAGCTCCCCATGCAACAAATATAATAGGATTAGAAGAATTATTTAATTCGTGAATAATCAAATCAGTAAATTTAGACCATAATTTCATTTGTGATGAAGGTTTACCTTGTATAACAGAAAGGGATGCGTTTAATAAAAGTACACCTTGTTTAGCCCAAGATTCAAGCGAATAATCTTGTAAACTAATTCTAGTGTCGGATTTTAATTCAGCGGCAATATTTTTAAGGGAAGGCGGGGGTTTTGCGTTAGTTCCAAAACAAAGCCCAGTGGCTTGATTCGGCCCGTGATAAGGGTCTTGGCCTAAAATAACAATTTTAGTTTCAGAAATATCAAAATATTGAAAACATTTAAAAATATTTTCTTCTTTAGGAAATATTTCTATATTTAATTTATTATCTATGTATTCTTGGTTTAGATTATTAATTTTATTTAAAATGTCAGAAATATTATATTTTTCAAAAATTGGAACCCACGATTTATTAATTGAATCCATTAATATAAATATAAATATAAATATAAAAATTATATAAATTTTTCAAAAATATAATATTATATATATATATATATATAATGACAGGAGAAGAAAACGCAAGTGATGTTAGCGCGACAAATAATGAATTACTTCACCAACAAGATAGTGATGATTTAGATGACCAATTAGGTGGTAAAAATTCGCGTCGTCGTCGTCGTCAATCCAATAAAAAACATCAAGGTGGAAAAAAAAGAGGAAAAAACACTAGAAGAAGAAGAAAACAAAAAGGTGGAATGGGCGAAGAAAATCAAGAAAATCAAGAAAATCAAGAAAATCACTTTTCGCTAGAAGGTGGTAAAAAAAGAAAAGGGAAAAAAGGGAAAAAAGGAAAAAAAGGAACCAAAAAAAAAGGGAAAGCGGGTAAATGGATTCAGCACGTTAAAGCATTCGCCAAATCGCATAAAATTAATTTTCCATCTGCACTAAAACATCCTGATTGCAGAAAAACATACAAAAAAATGTAAATAATATTATATTTTAAATATAAAAAAATATAATATTTATCTTTTTTTAGTTTTATCTTTATTTATGGTTACTATTTTTGGTTTTCTTTTTTTAGTTATTTTTTTTCTTTTTTTAGTCATTTTTTTTCTTTTTATTTTTTTCTTTCTTGCATTAGCAGTTTTAAATCCTATGATTCTATTTTTATTACTATTTCTTTTATCTTCTAAATTTTGTTTTTTTATTTTATCTTTTAAATTTTCTTTAATTAAACCATCATATGAATCATTATTTAAATGATTATATTTAATGCGAAATTCTCTATCTTGTATTCTATTATCTAAATCGTTAATTAATAATTTATCCGAAATATTTATTTTATTTGATATATCCATTTATATATATATATATATATAAATAAAAATTGATAAATAAAAATTGATAAATAAATAATAATAATAATAATAAATAATAATAAAAAATAATAATAAAAAATAATAATAAAAAATAATAAAAATGTTAATAAATTATAATAAAGTATTACGATGTGAATGTCGTAATATTACAAATAATAAAATTTGTAAAAGAAAAAGTAATATCCTATATATTGTAGAAAAAAAATTGTATTGTAAAAATCATTTTCATTATTATAGAGATATTTATGCGCTGAAGATTCAATCAATATGGAAGGGATTAATACAACGAAGAATGTTAGATAAAATTTATAAGAGATTACCCGATGAATTACAATATAAAATTTTATATTACATAAGACGAGATACATATCAAAAAAGATATAATAAAAGAATACTCGATGCGTTTGAAAAAAGAATAACTTCCATATATAAATTGTATTTTAATAATAGATTATCGAACGATTTTATATACGAAACCATTATTATAAATAATTCCAATAAAATAATAAATATTTGTCGATTATTTCAAAAATATAATGTATTAAAAAGAATAGAATATTATAGATATGAAGTATTAAATATAGTAAGAATATTTGGACGTATTATAAATAATATGGCAGACCGGGAGGAGTTCATTGCGGGGTTTGAATTGCAGATGCAATACAAATTAAAAATAAAAAAACTAGATGATACATACAAAATGATGAATATTATTCTAATGGACAGAAATAATGAATATACTACTATGGAGTTGGATTTATTTAATTTAATTTAATTAGTCATAAAATCAAATACTTTATCCATAAGACAATCATAATATTTATTATTAATAAAGATACTAGTATTAGTTTCTTCGTTTCCATCAATAACTAATACAATACCTTTTTCAATTTGATCCGGCGAATAAAGCCATATATCGTGATAATAATGGCAATTTTGGAGATAAGATAATGGAATAGATTCTCCTGTTCTAGAACGTTTTAAGACTCTTTTTTCACTGATATGAGGAGTAGTTCTAATATAAACAATTTTCATTTTTTGAATACAACCAGAGAATTCATCAAACCATTTATTGTATATTTGATATTCAATTTCATTAATTTTATTATCTTTATATAACATTGTAGCAAAGACATTTTTGTCGGTAAATATAGACCTTTCTGTAATTATAATATCATAATCTTTGGAAAGAGCATCTTTAAGTAATTTAAGACGACTAATATATGCCATCATTTGAAATGCGAAGCCATATTTTTCGTTATTATTATAAAATTTTTCAATAATATTTTCTCCATCGTTTTTATCAACAATAGATTCCCATATAGAAACAGGTTCTTCAAGAAAACAAATTTTGCAATTGTAAGTTTTAAAATTACAGAATTTTTCAAAATTTTTTTGAAAATATTTTATAACTGATGATTTACCAGATCCAATATTACCATCAAACGAGATAATGATGGGGTGTTTAGTGTCTGTTTTAGTCATTTAATTTATATATTTAAATTAATAATATATATAAAATAAAAAATCAATTTTTTTAAAAATCAAACAAAAAAATATATTATAATGTTTTTGTTAATATATTTTTTTTATTATTGTTCAATATCGAAGTCGCGTGTCGTGTAGCGTTGTGAAACCTAACAATCTATCTATTTATCCAAATAAACCCACAAGATAGACGATATAGAGATAAAAAGCGCCAAACGACATACCAGATAAGATATCTTTATCTCTTATCTGATACAGACACAGCCATATTATCCCAATATCCAGTAGTGACAGCTCCACCGACTGATATGACAGGTCATGTCCAATCATATTAATATCTCCACTGCGCCTAGTCATAGGGACGGGTTTTATTTTTTTATCGATAGTGCTAACTAAACATATATTGCATTCTCTGTCGGGAAACATAGTTTCGTTTTTAGAAATAGACACATGAGCTCCCACCCCCTTGTATCCTTGGGTATTGCTAATTGAATTAATTTTATTCAAACCAATTAGCATAGGCAAAATCATTATCGCTGGTATAGTATATCTGGTATAATTACAAAAAATTATAATCAATTTTAATATAATTATTTTAAAATAGATATAAAGATTAAGAATCTATAATATATGTTATAGTGATAGTTGGATATTTAATTAGTTAAATGCCGCTTCTCTATTATTTTTTGAGTGTTGATGCCCGAGCGGTCCAAGGGGTACGACTCAAGTTCGTATGGCTTCGGCCTCGTGGGTTCGAATCCCACTCAGCACAAAACTAAATATTGTTTTTATTTAGTTTTGTCCCTATTTTTATAAACAGAAAAATATTTGTTATTATAAAGGTATGGTTGTAATATTCAATTCCTATATTTACTTTTAATGAATCCGGTAGCTTATTTGACTTCTCTCCGTTGTATTGTCCATATTCTATTTCTTCCGCGGATTAATAGTTTATCATAAGATTTCATTTTCAACATATTGGATAAAATCCTAAATTCTCTGTACAATGCCTCGATTTTATTTTCTTCATTGATGGTTAAATTTAGTCTTTCCATATATATAAATAAAACAAAAGATGTATATCCATACGTATAATTATAAATTGTTTGTCAATTTAAAAAAGATATAACATAAATTTTCAATGAATAATTATTATTTATTAAATAACTTATTTCTATACGCAGTAAGCTTTTCGTTTGAATATTCACATGTAAATTCAAAAACAAAATTGGTAGGATAATTATGTAAATCCACAATCCGGCCGTATGTATCTAATACTTGGATATGTAATTTTCTAATTCTTACTCCACCATAGTAACTTCTTTTTATGGTATAAGTTGTTTTAGAATTACTATGATTATTAGCAAAAGGAGTTCCGGTAGTTGGAATTCTAGCTAATATATTATCGCTAGTTATAGTTTCACCAAAGCCCAGTAAAATTAATTGTTGCGATTGATTACCGACAAAATCATTTACTGATATATATAACCCAGAATCGTTGGTGTGGCCGTATATATTTCTAGACTCTAAAAATCCATAATAAGTATAAACCCCTACTGTGGTAACATAATTAGTATCATTAAACGCTACAAGTTTATATATCGAATTTTCTATGTTGTATATTTCAGAGAGAGTATACCCGAATGTTCCGAGGCAACTTAATGAAAAATTTATTTCATCCATATTACTTTGATGATATGGTTTATCATTATTAACACATGTGGATGGAGTATATATATTGCGGATTGAAAAAGCTAATTCCAAACTAGCCATATCATCATATGATATATTAGCCCATGGATAAATATTTAAAAATGTATCTATTTCTTCAAGTGTTTTAAATCTAAACACCGGTCTAGCAGATGACTCGGATACTTCAAATTTTAAATATCGTAAATATTTATTTTTTGTAACATCATTATATGCAATATCAAAATAATAACTAGATATAAAATTTTCAATATCGGAAGCAAACCATACGCCATCTGGTATTGTAATAACATATTCAATGTCTTCGGGTAAATCATTGCTATTTATACAAACAATAAATTTATTATTACCTTTTTTTTTTGAAAAAGTATAAATAATATTGGGTATGTCACTGTTAACTAATTCTAGTGAAATAACATTATTAATTGATTCAGGCAAGTCAATTATAAAATTAGTTGATTGAGATATTTTATCACATATTTTATTTGGATTACCAGCAACACCACAGTTAGCCGGTACACTAAGCTGAGAAGCGGGTGATTTAAATTCGGAATTAATAGCTACTTGTTTTTTTATAGTGTTATATGTTTTTGGATTAATGGGTATATTAGATTCGTTTACAGTGTTAACATTATGTATTTTGTTTTCTATAATATTAGTAACATTGCTTTCTAATTTATCTATCTTATTAATTAATTCTTCATTATTGAAATTATCAGAAAATTTTTTGGTGTAATTTTCGTTTTTTTTATGTAAATATAATAAGTTATGTATTTTTGTGAAAAATATATTTAATTCATCCGCTAAAGATCTGTCGTCTAAATTTTGCAATTGATTTATTTTATTACTATAATTTTTTTCTAATAATTCATTTGTAAATTCATCATTAAGATTAATATTTAATAATGTTTTTAATTCATTAAATGAATATGAATTTATGTCTGTATCAAAATTACTCATTTTTATATAATATATTATATATAATCATTAATTTTATCTAATAAATATAATAAATACAATAATTAAGAATTCATTTTAATACCTAATATAGGACCAAGGCCTCTATTAGTATTTAGAGCACCATCAGTATCATTTGTAATAATAATATTATAGTTTATAGTTAAATCTACATTATTAATATTAACAGTTTGTTTAAAAGTAAGAGAATCGCCTATATTAAAATGTAAAAAATATAATTGATTATTTCCATCAAAATAATCTGGTATAATTGGATCATTATTATTTAATGCACCAAATAATTTATTATAACTACAAGCATTTATAGATTGAATAATTAATTGTTCTATTAAATCAGCAGTTTGACTAGACGTTCCCAACGTTTCTATATTTGGGTTAGTAGGATTAATAAAATTTTCATTATTTGCATTGCCAAAATCACCGTTTGATAAAAAATGTGACATATGTTGAGCTAATGCATTTTTATAAATTATTTTATCATTATTGTTACCTGTAATTGCATGACGTATAAGTTTATTATCTCCAATATTTACCTCTATAGATTTATTATTATTAACTCCTATTATTTTATCGATACTTTCTTCAAATAAATTATCTTTCATATCTTCTATTTCTCCGGCTAATATTTGTTGAGATGAACGAGTCATTATGTCTTTTATTTCTGCAATTCGCGCAAAATGATCGATTGGTAATTGCAACCCCATAGTTGATGCAACAGAATTTCCACTAATAAATTTTTCTATATTATCAAATATATTATCTTCTATATGTAAGTTATTTAAAATATTTGTTCTACAACACTTTGATTGACTATGAAATGGATTATTACTTTCGGCGAAAAGATAGTATGTATATCTATTATCAAATATATACGGTGATCCACATACATTATTGGCAGTAAAAATTTTCTTATATAATTTTAAGAGACCATGGTCAACGCCCATATAGTATTCGCCGTCACTAATATCGATCAATGTCCAACCGTCAATTGGCACGCTCCAATCATATATTGTTCCACTTGGATCATCGTCCTGATTTCCGTTTATCATATATACTACTGTTTCCATGTTAAATGTTACATAATTTAAATTTTCACCCGCATCTGTAGTACCCCGACACTCGGTTATATATATACCTTTTTCTGCAAATTTACTAGCATCATAATATGCTGGCAATTGTAAATCTACTATAACAAATGTTACAGGTTGACCAATTTTCCCATGAAATGTAATAATTGTATAATCGTCGACCAATGTTAGTGGATTACTATTTGCTTGATTTACCCCTCCATCAATCCAATTTACAATTAATTTTGGAGTTTTACTAAATAGATAGTGGCAATATCTATTATCAAATATATATGGAATACCAGTAATATTATTAGCAGTAAACTCTTTCTTATATAATTTTAAGAGACCGTGATCAGTTCCCATATAGTGTTCTCCGTCACTAATATCAATTAACGACCACCCATTAATTGATACACTCCAATCATATATTATACCGCTTGGATCGTCGCTTTGATTTGCGTTTATCATATATACAGTTGTATCCATGTTAAAAGTTACTTGATTTAAATTTTCCCCGGAATCTGTTGTTCCAAAACACTTTGCTATATCAATTCCCTTTTCTGCAAATTTATTTGTATCATAGAATCCCGGTAATGGTTCGCCAATCTCCCTACGAAATGTTATAACAGTATTATTATCGACCGGTGTTAGGGGATTACTATTTACTTGATTTATACCGCCATCTATCCAATTAACAATTAATTGTGCCGGGATAATACCGAACATTAGGTCGGCGTGAAATTTTGCAATTTTTAAATTGACTTCCATAACCATTATTATTTATCTTTAATATAAATAAATAATAATAAATTTAAATAGTTTATAACATAGTCGCTCCTAAAGTGCTACCCAGTACTAGATGATTATCTAACTCGGCGTCTGTATTTGCCTTGACGGTTAAATTGAAATTTACAATTAGTGTTTCGACCGCGTCCTCACCACTTATACCTTGAGCACCACCGTTATTTGTAGATATAGGTGTACCAACTGTTACAGTATTTTTAAATGTAAGAACATCATCTACTTGAAAATGTAAAAAGTGGAATGCTTTTTGACCGAAGCTCAGGTCCACCAATTCAGGCTTTGGGTCGTCGTCGGTACCATCGGAACCAGGCTCCGCTGTAGCGCCGAGAAGTTGATTTATTCTGGGGGGAGTAAAGGATGCCGCTTGCTGTATAAGTGCACCTATAATTGAATCAACATTATTGGTACCAGAAGGATCGGTTGTGCTGCCAGCAGCACTAGTTGGATTTGTAAAAACGGAAGTACTGTCTGTCTCCCCACCATTAAAACTGGGATCTAAATAAAAAGCAACGTGTTTATTTAATATAACGTCAAACGCATCGCGGTTGGCGGAACTGTCTATGCACTCGGTCGTCAATGCCGCCCCAACATTAACTTGGTGTGCTTTCTGGGTGTTAGCGCTCGAACCAACCGCACTATTGGAAACGTCGTCGCCGAGAACTTTGCGTTTGAACGTATCAATCGCGAGGGCTTTTACTCCATCAATAGAGGTTGCGTTCGCAAGCTGCGACTCCTCTGTCATAATATCAACTAACTCTTTTAATCTTAACGCGTTCTCAACTGGAACCGATAATCCTAACAAATGACCGACTGAATTACCAATTAGAGTATTTTTGGCGGTTAGATAATTTGCGTCTGTAATTGTTAACGAGTTTAATATGTTGGTGCGACTACACTTTGTGTCTACATCACCACTTGATCCATCCGTAAATAAAACCGCAAACGTACGATCTATCCAAAATTTAGCAATATCCATTTCGACATTAATAACATTGAGCCCGCTAGAGATAACGGGCGCCACTGCGAGCTTTGTTAAATTTGCGAATGCGGCGGAAGCGCAGTCGGTACCTGTTAACTGGTAGTTAACCATTTTACACTTATGTTATATAATTATATTTTAATTAATTATATTAATATAATTAATTAAAATATAATTATATTAATTATATTAATTATATTATTAAATTTTCCTAAATAACTTTTATAGCTTAAATATATTATAAATTTTTCTTTATAGTATTTAATATGAACATATTTAAAAAGTCAGATATTAATGCCCGAGCACAAATTACAAAAACAACTAATTCACTTGAATTAAATAAATTTGAAAAAATGCATAAAATAGTAGAATCTAAGTTAGGGGGATTTTTATCTGATTACGCAATAGGCGAAGTTGATAAATTAAATGACGAATTTACAGATGACAAATACAAAAATTTAGGTTTGATTTTAGGAAATCAAAACAACTTTACAAATGTGGATGCATACAATTATAATAAATCTACCTTTATTAAATATTGTTCTACGTTTCATCGTGTTTTAGATGGATTACATATTGCGCTTATAAATAATAATGAGTTGATTTCGCGAACAGATGATTTGAGTGGAACTTTATATGTTTTAAGTACTGCTGAAAATTTAACAGAGTATTATATTGAAAAGTTTACCGGAGCAGCATATGGGTTTGATGCATATTTAAGCATATCAAGTAATTTAGAAACATTAAATTTTAAAGATGAATATAGAATATATATATTAAAATATGGGGTTCCTGATAATTTAAATTTTGAATCTGAAAAATTATCAGCAATTAGAATAGAACAAGGAATAACTTAACAAAATAATAAATATAAAAGCATATTTATGCCTAGAAATTACTATTACTATGTATCTAGATATACATTAAAATATTTTATTTAGACATTTGAAGATTTAAAAGGCCGACTAAAATTATTTGTAATATAAATAAATGTTTTGAATATAAATATATCTCATGACAATATTACGTGATACATTAAGGAGTCGCGCTGGGTTCGGTGCAATAAAAAATTATATATAAATTTTTATTTTAAAAATATTTAAAATCGTTCACACTAAATAAACATCCTATCATAATAATTATATCATTTGTATTAAAATCTATATTTTCCCATTTGTTGTACAAAAATTTTGAGTTTTTAAACAATTTATATATTATTAAATAATATAATAGATTACTAATGTAGTATGATAATAAATTATAAATTTTATTAGATCCACATAGATTAATTCATCCAAACGTGGAAATAATAGATTTAATAATTGAATTGGGTCGAAGATTTAATGTAAAATCTATATATTAAACGCTACGAAATATTAAAGTGATTTTCTTATTTCCATTATATAATTACCCATTCTATTTTCGCCATACAATACATCGTCTAGAAAATTTCCACCCCAATATGAAGGACGACGTATAGCATTTCTATCAAATTCTAAAAGGTATAAATCTCCAGTTTTTTCCAAAACTTCTTTAAATTCGGTTATATTATATTTTTTTGTCAAAATTGTTTTCCATATTTTATCATTTGATTGAAAATCTTCTAAATTAGTTAATCCCAATTTTTTTATCATTTTTTTACTAGTTGCCATTTTAGCTATTATACCAATATTGTCCTTTTTTTTCCAATAATCAGATGTTTTTATGCTTACTAAGCTAAATCCGGTCCAATTACCTAAATCACCCCCAACACTAAAACGCAATCTGTCTTCAATTATAAATTTTTGCGATTGGAACATGTGTTCACTCGAGGGATATATTAATCCATCTAACTCTATACCCTCATTTATATTAGCAAAATTTGAAAGTTTATTGAATGGTTTTGTAGAATTCGAATGAAATTTTATATGCATCGCATTTATATGGCCGTTTTAATTTATAAATAAATTAAATCAATTTTTTCCGTGTATCTAATTTTGTATCGGAATTTATTATAATCTCTCCATTGGGTAAAAAAACTTTAAATTAATAGATTCATATTATATTAATCTAATGTAATGGTTCAAACATTTCCACCCCTTAACCGCAATACCAAATGAAGTGTACTTTCCTTTTGTACGTTGTAATCTGCTAATGTTCTTCCATCTTCAAGTTGCTTCCCTGCAAATATTAATCGCTGTTGATCGGGTGGAATCCCTTCTTTATCTTGAATCTTAGCTTTAATATTCTCAACCGTGTCGCTAGGCTCTACATCTAGAGTAACGGTTTTTCCAGTCAATGTTTTCACAAAGATTTGCATATATATATTATCTAAAGATAATTTTTTATATTATTTTAGTAATAATATTTTCAGTAGAATCTATATATGAATACAAGTTATATATAATGATAAAACCAAATATACACAAAATATTTTAAAAAATGTATGCAAAATTGAAAATATTGAATATTTTGATATGACCGATGAAATTTCAAAAGATCAATCTATTTTAATTAGTAATATTGGAACGGAGGGAGATGAAACACATTTTTCTGAAAAAGGAAAAAAAGTTATAAGTAAAGTAATATATGATTTTTTTAAATAACAATAAATATATATAATGAATTATTTATATTTATTATTACCTATGTTCAGTGTATATTTAGTAGGAGTATTTTATCCAATAGGAAAAGAAGCAGGAAAAGATATTCCATTTAGACCGCCATCTTGGGTATTTGGTCTAGTTTGGCCTATATTATTAATATTAATAGGATATTCATGGACTTTGAGACCAGGATTAACAAATTATTACTTAATTTTAACAATACTTATTGCTACATGGTCAATTTTTTATGCAAATAATAGAACACTTGCTTTTTTTAATATCTTAGCAACAATTGGAATAACAATTTATTTAATTTTACATAAATTCAAAAAAAAATCATCTTATTTATTAATTCCATTATTAGCATGGTTATCATTTGCTAGTTATTTAGCTTATAATTCTATTTAATTACGGGATAGGTCGGGGCGCAAACCAACATAGGGCCTTTGACGAGTTATGGGAGGAGGCGCAGCACCAATGGTAAATAGAGTAGCAGAACGTGTTGGTGTGGGTGGTGGTGGTGGTGGTGGTGGTGTCGAGGGAGAAGAGGTGTTACACTGCGATGCCTGGCGCTCTGCTGTTAGAAATTCGACAGGAACTCCACTGCTATGACGATGAACCATTGCAGCCGCGCTTCGATAAACTGCTTGCGTCTCTTCGTGTGATTCAGAATAATTAATAGCCTGTCCTGGATTAATTCCAAGATTTCCGGCTTCTAGAATAGCGTCCTGATTGGCAGCAAGATAAATTACCTTAATATTATATGTGTCTTCGGCTACCTTAATCATTTCCTTAATGCGTTTTTGTGTAAATGTTTGGCTACAATTTTCAAGTCCATCAGTAACAACGTAAATAGTGCAAAAATCATATGCGCCGGGGTTCATTAGCTTTTTTTCCATAAAATATGTTAGAGTATTTCCGATGGCATCAAGAAGCGCAGTTTGACCGCGAGGAACAATTTGATTTTCTTTCAGTGGGATTACATTATCAAGAGGAAGAGAACGAATAATCATTTCCTCTTGATTATCAAAGATTTTAACAGAAACATTAATTAGTGTATTATCTTCTCTTTGTTCGCGTAAAATTTCTAGAGTAGAATTAAATCCACCAACAGAATCAGCAATCTTTCCTGCCATAGAACCAGAGCGATCCATAATAGCAACTACTTCTTGTATTTTGATATTAATATTGGTCATTTTTGATAATATAGCAAATATAGTGCTTGTTTTTATTAATCAATTTTTTTTTTATTAAATTTTTTTTAAATTACATTTATATATATATATATATATATTCTAATAAGATGAATGATTTAGATTTATTGGCACATGAAAGACCTTTAACCCCGCCTATATATAAGTATACTCGGCCATCTAGTCCATTAGGAAAATCTTTAAAATTAATACATGAAACATATATTATTTCTCAGGATAGTCTAATAAATCAAGATAACTATATACAAGATAATAAAATACTAGGTGAAGATGCAAAAATAATAATAAAAATATTTAATTTAGAGATAGGGAATAGAATATATATAGTAGTACACCCCGATAAAACAAAACATTTATATAAACTAGATTCATCATTAAATTTGGTAAGAGTAAAAAATATAAATGCACAAGCTAAAAAAAGAAAAAAAATAAAAAAAAGAAAAACTTATAATAAAAAAGAAAAAAACACAAAAAAGAAAAAAACACAAAAAAGATAAATATATTTTTAAATATAAAAATATATTTATTATGATAATTAATTACGTATATAAATTATTAAATGTATTTACCTGAATTAGCGGGCGGAACAGGATTATTATTGTTAACAGCAATAAACGCTCCAATAAGTCCTTGGATAAGTAGAAAAATAGTTAACATTTTAATTTATATCATATTTTTCGTTGATTTTTTTTAAAAATTCAAATAAATTTTGAGAGATTGTTAATTTGTTATCGCAAAGTTCTTTATAAGTTTGTCTATTTTCTCCTAATTTTTTATCATAAATTAAATAATATCTTTCACTATCTTTTTCATGTTTTTTTAAAGAAACATATTTTGGTAATGTAATTTTTTTAACTTCTTCTTCGTGTTTTGTTTCTTCGTTAAAATTATTTTCAATATTTTCCAATATTATTTTAATTTGTTCTAATTTATCTAAAATATTAATTTTATTAGATTTACTAGAAGTATATACTTTATTAGTTGTAATTTTGGCATGTTTTTCAATCTTAAAAAATTCTCTAAATAACATTTTTTCACGATTATAACATTCTTTATAATATACAACATATTTTGGTATCATTGATTCTGTTATTTCGGATGGTAATTTAACAGCATTAGATTTCCTAACCCGTTTAGAATCGTCTTTAACAATTAATAAATTATTTAGTGATATATCCATTGTATATATGTAAATTAAATATTTTAACTTCATATCCGAAATTATTATTTACTTTAAGCCTATTTCTCTATTTCTTAAATGTTTATCAATTCTTACATGTTTTTTTAAATATGCACCAATACACGAATTACATTATAAAAGTATTTTTAAATATACTCATATTTTCATGAAAATATTCATCCTTTATTGGTAGAAAATTACTATTGTCTAAAGACTCTATACATATAAAACATTTATACATATTACTAATTAATATTATTTATTAAATAAATAATAAGTGCAACTGTAAATAATATTATTTATTTAATAAATAATAAGTGCAACTGTAAATAATCCTTGGGCGCCGCAAATAAATTTGGATAAGTTACTTACTGGATATATGTCACCATAGCCAAGTAGACAACCCGTGACAATTGCAAAATATAATCTATTAAAATATCTATTTATTAAAGAAGGGTCTACTTTTTCAGGATTTAATTCTTCTTTATTGACAGCTTCTTCTGTTTCTTTAGCAATGTTATCCATTGTTTTTTCTTTATTTAAATAATTAGCTCCCATAAAATTTTCATGTATTTCTTTTTTTGCTTTATCTTTAATAACTTCTTCTTTTACTATTTCTTTAAATATATTAACACCTGAAAAATGAGAATCATCTAATAACATATAAATAAATGAAAAAAAGAACATAAGAAATACTAATATAGTAATCTTATTAAATTTTACGTTAATTAAATTATCTATATTTTTTTGTAATTTTTTCAGCAATTTTATTAACTTCATTATATATTATATATATTTATATTAATTATGGTATATACAAAAAATAACAACCATATAAAAAGAAAAAGAAAAAATAAAACAATTAAAACAATTAAAACATCAAAAAGAAATAAAAAAGGTGGAGTCAGCGAAGAAATTGAAATTCCACATAATAAAACTTACTTTGAAAAAATACCACCGTCAACAGAAGGACTGACACCATTTAGCCTTATGGCACCAACAACAGGAGCACCATCATCAAGAATACAATCATCAACAGAAGCACTGACACCACTTAGCCTTCTGGCACCAACAACAGGAGCACCATCATCAAGAATACCATCATCAACAGAAGCACTGACATCACTTAGTCTTCTTGGACCAACAACAGCAGAATCATCAAAAATACCACCATCAACAGAAGCACTGACACCACTTAGCCTTCTGGCACCAACAACAGGAGCACCATCATCAAGAATACCATCATCAAGAGAAGCACTGACATCACTTAGTCTTCTTGCACCAACAACAGCAGAAGCACTGACATCACTTAGTCTTCTTGCACCAACAACAGCAGAATCATCAAAAATACCACCATCAACAGAAACATTGACATCACTTAGCCTTCTGGCACCAGTAACAGAAGCATCATCAAAGATACCATCATCAAGAGAAGCACTGACATCACTTAGCCTTCTGGCACCAAGAACAGGAGCAGCATCATCAAGAAGACCATCATCAGCAAAAGCACTAGCATCACTTGGCCTTCCGGGTGGTACCAGTTTTGCAAATAATATAAATAATGCAGGAAATATGTTACCCATGTTTGAACCTCTTCCAGTATTAGTTGGATTACTAGGATTAGTAATATTATTAACATTAAGATAATTATATTTTAAAAAGTTTAATATAATTATTTAGAATTTAATAGATTTAGTTAAATAAAGCCAGAAGAAAATACCTATGAATGCTTTTGATAATAAATCTAAGACATTATAACCGAAAATTTTAGTAAGAGTATCTGCTTGATAGAATATACCATAGAAAGCCCATAAAATAACAAATAAGAAATAAATTACCATAGAATTTAATGTTTTTTTATTTTTCATATATGTATTCCATATAGTACCGAACATTAATGTAAAGAATACAAACCCTAACATATTTGCGGATGTTTTAGGTAAAACTCCGGTTTCTCCAATATATCCGGAAGCCAACATTAAGAAATTGAATAATAATATTAATATGAATGTTCCAAAATTAACCACGTGTTTATTTTCTAATCCTAAAACCAAACATAATACCAATAACATAAGCGGAGTGCTAATACCCCAATCAGTATATCTATTTTCATTAATCTCTTCCAGTGGTAATTCTCCGTCCTTATTTTCGTTTTCGGCTTTATTTATTTTTTCTACAAAAATTCCATAAAAATAACCAGCGACAACAGATATACATGTTTCTAAGTTCATGATATGTCTAATTTTATGATCGGGATTTCTTAAAGCTTCAATAAAGCATATTGTTCCAGTGGTAATTAAAAAAATATAAGTAAAATAGAAACTATTTTTTACTAAAGATATTTGCATTTATACAATATAATAATATTAATTTTATTTAATATATAATATTAATTTTATTTAATATATAATATATAATCTTCAATCTGAAGATTTAATTTGACACAATAGAATTTCGGTTATTTCTTTAATATTATTTTTAATTTCTTTAATATCATTTTTAATTTCTTTAATATCTGCATCTGTATAATTGATATCTTCAATAGCATCATTAATTTGATATATTTTATTGTAAGGACAGGTTTCTAATCCAATTGCTAAATTGGCTAATTTATCCGCGTGACAGTTACCAATTGAATGAATATCATTATTATTTGTGTGTGCTAAAATATGAATAAAATCAACATTTTTAATATCTTTGTATAATTCATAAATTTCTTTTACTAATTTTTTATTAGGAATTTGTATATTGTTTTTATTCATATAATTAGTGTTATGACATTTTTCCCCATAATATGTTGCACAACTTATTGCATATTTAGAATCAGAAACAATAGTTATTTTTTTATTTTTTATAATGTCTTTTTCAATAATATTATAAGTTTTTATAATAGCAATTAATTCAGCGCAATTATTAGTTTGTTTTCCTTCTATTTTTTCAGATACATTACGGTAATCGTCTATTCCAAAAAATATACCAATACCGGCTAAACTATTTGGTTTGCCATTATTTGAACAAGCTCCATCAGTATATACAAAATAATCAATATCATTATCATTATCATTATCAATATCATTATCAGGTTTTATTTTACTATTATTAATTGATGAAATGAAAGTTTCCGCTTCTTCTTTGGTTTCAAATTTTTTATACAGAGCACCATTAAATCCTGATACCGATTCACTGCATTCATTCCAATTTAAAAACACACCAATACTACGACCATTAGCAACGGCATAAAATGACATCTATAATATATTTAAATTGTAGTTTTAATATATTATTCAATTTTTATTTTATTTTTTAATTATCAGGAATATACATGATTATTAAAAAAAAATATCTTATAAATAATCCAAGCCGGTTATTTATTCGCTAAAATCAATTAAATCTTCACAAATAACTTTTGACGGGTACTTTATTATCTTATTTTGTAATTCTATATTTAATTTCTCTAAAATTTCATATTTTTTTCTCATCTTATCTAATTCATCTTTATATTCATAATTCAATTTTTTTATTTCTCTCATCTCTTTACATTTATTATCAAACGCTTCATTTAAATTATTTGAACAACCAAATTCTTCTTTATATAATTTATTGGCTGGATAAAGACATTTTTTCTTATGTTTTGCCGTATTAAAATGACTGGAAATCATACTATAATATTTTTTTGGATAAAATGTTGTCCCGCAACAAATACAACCATTTGGAAATTTATTTTGCAAATCTCTAATATTTAAATCAATTTTTCCCGTGTTTAATTCATTTATTTTAGCTTCATAATTGGGTATAACTTCAATTATAGACATTACATTATTTATTATTAAATTTTTAAATTAATTTTACATTATAATTTATTCTATTTATCATCATTGTAAAATTTTTTTACTTTTGGATTAGCGCATATTTTAGTATAATCAAAGCTTGATAAATATAGTCCGCTTAAACTTCTGACTCTGGACAATGCAACATATGTTTGTCCATATTCAAATATATTTACACCAATATCCATTATCGCGGCATCTAATGATAAACCCTGGGATTTATGAATTGTAATTGCCCATGCATAAATTAATGGTATTTGTGATACTGCTACGTTTTTGTTTACTTCTGAATTCCAATTATAATAATTTATTAAAATAGGTTCAATTATATTATTAAATTTAACAAGGGGTAAATTATTATTAAAACCTACAACTATACCTTGGCTACCGTTAGCAATTTGAATATCACTATCTAAAGATATGTTAGCTATACACATAACGTGTGTTCCAATTTTTAATTCTAAAGTTTTATATGCCATTATGTTATTTGCTAAAAATTCGTAATCATTTTTTAATGATGAATTACTGTTAATTACTAAATTATGCATTTCACTTTCTACGGTTAATTCAGATTTTCTTGAACCTTTTAAATATTTAATAGTATATAGTCTTTTTTCTACATCATCACTAAGTTTTTTATATTCTAATGTATTAATATTATCTGTATCTTTTTTATAAGGTGAAATAATTGTTATAACATTTTCCTGTCTTAATTTATTTAATTCTTCAATTGTAAATAGTCGTTTTTCTAATGTTTCTTTTGTAGTATGTGTAATCCTGCCACGTCTAACATACTTTAATACTTTTAAAAATTCTTTTTCATCTTGTCTAAAAATTGATTTTAAAACAATTTGATTGTCTTGGGAAAATATTTCATACCATAATGCATGTTCAAAACAAAACATGGATGCCTCTTTTTCACTATCATTTGATTTAATAGGGGGTAATTGATAAAAATCTCCTGAAAATATTAATTGTAATCCACCAAATGGAATATCTGGTTTATTATATAATTTTCTTCCGATTTTATCTAATATTAGTAAAATTTTTAAGGACATCATACTAACTTCATCTATAATTAAACATTTAAGATGATACCAATTTTTTAATTTATATTTTTTGTTAAAAACATCATTTAATACATCTTCAATATTTTTATTAGCCAATCCAATACCAGCAAATCTATGTAATGTAGTGGCTTTGCAATTTAATAAGATACTAGCACATCCTGTTAACGCGCATACTTGAATTTTTTTATTATTTTCTTCACTATAATTTACTATAGTTTTTATCAAAAATGATTTACCTGAACCCGCTGGACCGGTTATAAAAACATTTTCTCCGTTTTTATATTTATCAAAAATAATATTTTGTATTTCATTTAATTTATACATTATTAATACTTATTTTTTTTTAAAAACATTATCAATTTATATTTATATTAAATTTATAAATAAAAATTATAATTATTATTTGCAAAAAAAAGGATAGCAAATAAGGTGCTTAATTACTATACGCAAGGCCTCCCATACCACTCATGATACGGAGGACATTGTAATTGACGGCGTAGACACGGACTTTAGCAGTGTTGACACCCTGGACAGTCGCGTTCGAGAGGACGAGCTGTAGGGTCGCATTGTCAATACGCGAGAAATTACATGTGCCCGATGGCTGGTGCTCTTCTGGGCGAAGGGCGAACGAGTAGACATTGATACCGGTGTCAGGGGCACGGGTGTGGTGCTGGAAGGGCTGGACAAGGTCGAAGTATGTACCTTCACGCTCGGAGAAGCGGTCCTGGCCATTAAGCTGTAATTTGGCAACTACAACTGGATTCTCGCCCCAGCAGTGCATGTCGAGTGCGGTTTCAGCGAGAACGAATGTGCCGGCATCAGAGACACCCGAGTCACCATCGGTGGTCAGCGCATTAGTACTCATTTCAGCACCATCATTGGCGAACGGGTCTTCAAAGTATCCAGACGCAGTGACGAAGCCATGAGCACCAGATGTGGCAGAGGCTCCGCCGAAGGCGTGAACCGCGTTGGGTAGGGCATCGAAGGCATCGGTGTAATTGAAAGGCTGCGCACCAAGTAAATTGTTAAGCTGGGTGTTGCTTGTTAGTGAGGCACAGTAGTCAACATTGGCATCGGGCTGGACAACCCAGACTAATTCTTTGCAGGGGTGATTTAAATTGAGTTTGATTTTATTAGACGAGGAACCAACCGATTCATCACCAGTGAACTGGAGCTGTTCAATGAGGTATTCGTGGGGATTCTGTGCCATGCGTCTGCGTTCGTCGGTATCTAAGAAAATGTAGTCGACGAAAAGCGAGGCCGCGGCGAGCGACTGTTTGTAGGCATCGGAGATTTTGCTGCCCTGGCCGTCGATTTTGCTGACAGCCCATAAGCATTCTTCAATATTGCGAATGTCAAGGTTAATTTTGACTTCGTGGTACTGGAGCGCGATTAAGGGTAAGGCAAGGCCAGGATTGCGGCAGTACCAGAACTGAAGGGGAACGTATAGAGTGGTTTCTGGTAGAGCATTACGGGGAGCGCATACCTGGCGGACACTATCGGCAGAGCAAGGACCATCGACCTCCGCGAACCGGGGGTCACAGACGTATGTAAGCTGGGTAGTGTTACCAACCATTTTGTGGTAACCACGCTCCTGTTCTTTGGAGAGGGTGAGCTGATTCCAGATGTGCATCCAGTCACCGTATTGACGGTCAATGCGCTGACCACCAATTTCAACTTCAACCTGGGAGATGAGCTGTTCTCCGGGGAAGTCTAACCATCTGGCGTACACGTCGCCGGTGTCGAGTGACTGACCAATTTCAGGAAGGGTGATCTGTAGGTATGTGCGATAAGCTAAGTCACCATTGCGGGAGATGGTGCAAGTAACGCGGCGACCGAAATCAGCCTGACCGTTGAAAGTTTGTTCAATAGATTCCATCGCAAAGTTGGTGTGACGACGGTATGTAACTTTCCAGAAAGTTATCTGGGGATTACCAGTAAGATAAACATCTTGAGCCCCGTAGGCAACTAATTGCATTAGACCTCCAGCCATTTTTTTATAATATGACAAAAGAAAAAAAATTTGAAATATTTAATTTAATTATAACTAATTAAAGTTTTTATCATTAAATATATATAAATTTAAATTACAATACATAAATATAGTATAAATGAATAAAATATCAGGAAAAAATGTAACATTAGATAAGAAACATAGTGAAATGATAGAAGAATTCAAAAATAATGAGGAAGTATTAATTCCTAAATATAATGCTGAAATTGAAAGAATAGAAAAATTCCTAAATAATTTAAAAAATAGAAAAAAATTAGATAAAATTGAAACTGCGCAAAATAGAAAAAAAGAATTAAAAAATAGTTTATATAAATTAGAGAAAGAGAGAAAGGATTATTTTTTAAATAATTCTAAATATATTTTTGATTATTTTGAAGAAAAGAAGAGTATAACAAGTAATATAGATTCAAAAATGGGTGTAAACAATAGTAAAATAAATCAATTTTTTTATATAGATGAACAAGAAGAAAATACTCAAGTATGCGATGATAAATTTAATACGGTTGATAAATATTTTTATAATATAAATAATTCATTTATAAATTATGATAATTATTGTTATGAATCAGATATATGTAAGTTCTGTTATAAAGGAGAGATGGTATATGTAGAAACAGATGGTATATGTATATGTAATAATTGTTCACGTTCAACGAAGTATTTAATTGAAAATGAGAAACCATCGTATAAAGAACCACCAAAAGAAGTATGTTTTTACGCATATAAAAGAATAAATCATTTAAGAGAGATATTAGCACAATTTCAAGCAAAAGAAAGCACACATATACCAATCGAGGTATTTGAAAATATAAAAAATCAAATAAAAAAAGAGAGATTAGAAATAAAAGATTTAAGCAATAAGAAAACGAAAGAAATATTAAAAAATTTGGGATATAATAAATATTACGAACATATACCATTTATAAAAGATAAATTAGGGATAAAACCACCGGTAATGTCTCAAGAGTTAGAAGAAACATTATGTAATTTATTTATGGAGATTCAAAAACCATATTCAAAATATTGTCCAAAAGATAGAGTAAATTTTTTGAATTATTATTATACACTTTATAAATTGTGTGAATTATTAGGAGAGACTAAGTTTTTGCCGTATTTTCCGATGTTAAAAGACCGGGAAAAAAGAGTGGAACAAGATGCTATATGGAAATTAATATGCCAGGATTTAGAGTGGGATTATATACCAACAGTTTAAATACAATTATGATAACATTCTATTTTCCCCTATTTGCGGAGAAATCTCCATATTGGATAATTTGAATTTTTGCCATATTATTATTTGGACTATTTTTAATATATTCTGGTTATAAATTTAAGGATTTTTATTATTTTTTTTATTTTTATTTTTATTAATAATATCAATTATTTTGGGTAATATTTTTTGATCCCAAAAATATTTATATTATTAATAAAAATAAAAATAAAAATATAAAATTAAATAATGACTACAAATATTATACCAACGTGGGAAGAATATTTTAAAGACATAGTTAATTTAACATCTACGCGTTCATCCTGCGAGAGATTACAGGTTGGTTGTATTTTAGTGAAAGAAAATAGAATTATAGCACAGGGATATAATGGATATATATCAGGGTGTGAACATAAGACAATAATGAGAGATAATCACAATATAGCAACCATACACGCGGAACAAAATACAATAACCGATTGTGCAAAAAGAGGTGTTAGTTCAGATGGATGCACTGCATATATAACACATTATCCTTGTTATAATTGTATGAAATTATTGGTTTCAAGTGGAATAAATTCAATAAAATATATAAATGATTATAAAAATGACTATTTAGTTGGTAAATTGGCTAATAATAAAAATATAATAATAAATAAAATAGTTATTTAATAAATAAAATAGTTATTTAATAAATAAAATATTCAGATTGTTGTGTAGGAGTGAAATATTTAATTATGAAACGACATAATTATTATTAAAATTAAAAAATAATTATATAAATACATTTTAAATGATAAATTTGCTAAACACAGTTTCTTTAGGATTATTTTTTTTATATTTTGTTTTAATTAGTGGGTCGTGTAGTGAAATTTTAAATTGTGGATTGCGAAGATACATTAATGATTCTGTATGGTTTAAACATGTAATGATTTTTTTATCTATTTACATATTTACATTTATTTTGAACTGGTATACGATAGATTCTATCGTGGTAGAAAATAATGAAAATATAGGAAATAAAGAAAATATAGGAAATAAAGAAAATATAGGAAATAAAGAAAATAATGTAGAGTACTCTAGGTTAAAATATTTATATAATTCATTATTGTATAGTTTGGCTATATATATAATATTTGTTATGTCAACAAAGGCAGAGGGTAAATATCTGGCTGTGTTTTTACTACTATCTGTAATATTAGTAATTATTCAAATTATATTAAAAGCATTATATGGTTCTTACAGTGAATTAGATGTACCTCATATATTTAAATTTTTACCTTTCGTGTATTTAATTACCTTTATAATTTTATTAATAGGTTTATATAAATATTATATAAGACAAAGACATGACCACAATAAAAACTGGGACATTATAAAATTCATATTTGGAAATAATAAATGTAATATGTAAAATTATAATAGTTCTTCAATTAAAAAATATAAGAATTGTTATTTTGTAATAAAACAATTGCTTTTATTTATTGTTAAAAGGTAATAATAAAATAAAATAAAATAAAATAAAATAAAATAAAATAAAATAAAATAAAATAGTCTATAAATTGTTATTTTACATATTTGGATATTTCTAAATATGTAAAAAGATTTTAAGATATGCTTAATGTTAATTGATTAACGAGTTTAATTAATATATAAAAAATGGTTGCAAATAATATACTATTAAAAAGATAACCATATAAGTTAGGATTAGCATCATTACTAAATAAAACAGGTAATGTTTTTTTTAGAGTTTTTCTAAAAATAGGTAATTGAAATAGGAAATATAAAACAGAAACTAGTAGAGGTAATTGAAACTCATTATAAAATGCATCTAAACTATCCAAAGAATTTTGTTTTTTTGTATTTTGGGAAATAATGTCTTCTTGGGTTTGAGAATTAGAAATATAATCAATATTTTGAGGTTCAGGTATAAAATTAGGTTTGATTTGTGTATCATTATTTAGGGCAGTTGGATTAATAGGAATATCTCTACTAGGTAATCCCGTGGCACCGGCCATAGTAGCTTTTTGTAATTGGCTTATCATTTCGTTATAATTATTTTGATTATCTTGTTGGTTTTGTTCAGGTTGTTTTGTAGAAATTTGTTGCATCATGGGGTTGGCCATTTGAGCAGTAGTTTCAGCAACAACTTCATTTTTAGTTAAAACAACATTATTAGTATTAGAATGATTTTGTAAAGGCATATCAATTGAATTAGGAATAATATTACCTGGTAGTTGAGAAATAGAAGTTGTTCCTGAAGAAGTTTCCATAATAAATATTTATTATATTATAGTAAATATTTATAGACTAAATTACGCAAATTGTATTGTTTTTGATTTATTATTACATTTAGTAGCCGTTTCTCTCATTATAAAACATTCGTTATTATTAGAATCAAAAGAAAAAATTTGGTCTCTTATAGCATTTTGTTCAGGTCCAATAAAATTGTAACATTTTTTTCCGGTACAAAATTTTCTAAATAATGTTGCTAATCCTAAACCTAAAATAATTGCTAAAATAAATCGTCCACGCTCGGTATATAATATATTTTTAATGGCAGTACTAAGTCCTTTTCCTATCATTATATATAATATAATATATTTATTGTACAGGAATATGATTAATTTTAGATTTTTCAGATGGACATTTAATTTTTTCCATAGTATATTCAAAACAGTTATCAGCTTTATCTTTATATTGTAAATAATCAATGTTGGACGGAGTAGGGTAAACAGATATTTTTTTTTTCTCATTATCAAAATACATAAAAACAAGTCCTACTAATAAACTGATTAAAAAAACTTTAATATTAATTAATTTAAGTAAATTATTTACCATTTAATATATTGTTATAAAAAAATTATTGTGGTTTTTTAATAAGTTCTAAATTTTTAAGATTGTATTTACATTGTATTAGATAGTTATTTTCTTCATCTGATTCAATTCTATTATGTTTATATTTTAATGTAGTTATATGCTCATCTAATTTTTTTAATTTACTAGTATACAAAAATAGAGCATCTTTTAAATATGTTGTTTCTTCAGTTTCTTTATATAGTTTCATAAAATGTTTAAAATCATTTATTAATGTATTTTGTTCTACAAGTTTTTGATTAAGTAATTCTTCGATTTCTGGATTATTAGTAACAGAGTTATATAGCGAGAATAAATTATTATATAATTCTTGAATACTGCCTACATCAGTTTTAAGATTTTCAAATAATTCAATAGCTTTCTCTTCTTCAATATAATTAAATAAAAAATTTAGTTTGGTTAATATTATTTGTTTTTTTTTATTGATTAATGAAATATTTGTTTTCTTAACTTCATCATCAATTAATACAGAATTCATTTTAATAATTTCTAAATTAAGATTGCATGGGCTACTAGTATTACCACATGTAGCACGTAATATTTTATTATTTTCAAAAAAAATAGTGCCACCATTCTTTCCACAATTAATACATTTAAACTTGTTTTTTGAATACAATTTCTTTTTTGATTCAATAGAATCATTAGAATTGATAAGTTTATTAATAAATGTTTGCTTCCGTGAAGTATACCCGTTTTTAAGATTATAATAAGTTTTTAATTGTTCTAAATATTTAGAATAATCGGTTTCTTGGACGAGATTTTTTTGAAATGAATCTTCCATATTATAAATTAAAAATATATTTTTCTGTCCAATAAAGACGCTTCTGGATGATTACTAAAATCTGGTAAATTTGTTATCATATTATTTTGAAATTTCTGTTTATTTTCTAAATTAACACGATTATAATAAACTAATTTAGACATAATATATTCTTTATCTTGAATAGTTTTTTCATAGTTTTCTTGGGGTGTTTTATTTCCTTTATATCTGTAAAATAATATTATCCCTAAAATTGAGAAAAATAAAACGACTAATGATATATTATACATTAAATTATAATTTTTTTGTTTATAGTTATGACATTCTTTTAAAACACCTTTAAAAAAATATTTTACGCCCGGTTCAATAAGTTTGGGTTTGTCAATGTTTTCATTATTTATATATGAATTATTTAAATTTAAATAATTATTTATGTTTTTAAAATCCATTTAATATTAATAATTATAGTTATTTTATAAAAATAATTTATACATATAGATATAATTAGTAATGTATTCTGTAACAAAATTAGCAAATAAAGAATTAAATAAAGAATTTAAAAAACTACCAAGCGCAACTACATCAGTTATTTTTTTTATTACAATGAGTTTAATGTATGGTTTTATAATGATTTATACTACATTTAGTTCAAATACTTTATCGCAAGTATCAAGTAATTCATCAAATCAAATTTATACACTTATATATGTAATATTTTTGATAAGCGGAACATATTTTATTAATGTGGGTATATCAAAAAGTATTTGTAATGAAAATACAATAAAATGGGGAACTGTATTTACATTAACATTATTGCCATGGATAATAATATTTGGACTATTATATTTTCTATTAGAATTGTTTCCTGGATGGATTAATCCATTCTCAAATACAATTGGATATATAATTGTAAATGCTTTAGGTTCAACAACCACTTTACAACAGGTATTAAAACTGTCTTCGGAGGAGAAAAATACAACATTAAAAAAAGCATTAGAAAATATAGAAAAAAATTATTCAAGGTTTATAAATGAAATAGATACAAATGAATATGAATTTAAACAGTTTATAAAACAATTAAGTAATGAAAGTTTTATAAAATCAATAGGTGATAATACAAACAACGAAGAACAATTATATGGAAATCCAAAAGTAATTGAATTATTTGCATTAGTAAAAATAAAAGAATTAATAGGTAAATTATTTTGGTATATATTAGCAGGAACATTAATAGCATCTATCAGTTATAATTTTTTAATAAATATGACTTGCGAGAAAACATTAGATCAATCCAAAAAAGAATATTCTGAATTATATAATAATTCAGATAATCCAGTTTACGGTAAAAAATGGCTAAAATTATCAGAAGAACCAAGTGAAGCGGATAATCAAGATTATACAACTCGTTTATCAGAATTTATTACTAAATTTGGAAATCATTTATTAACCACACAAGATAGTAATAATGAAGTATCATTAGAGAATCATCAATTAAGAAGTATTCAATTATCATTTGAGGAATTACCAACAAATTGTTTTATTCAAATTGACAATAGTTATTTTAGACCAATTGAATAAATAAAATAATTATGAAAAATGTTATTTATGATTAATGATTTTAAAAGAAAAATTTTTGTTTTAGATAAATCATGTATTTGGATTGTCTAAAATTATATTACGCATATACATTTATTTATATTTATAGTTAATATAAATAAATTTATTTTTTATTACTTCTTTTTTTGTTACTTCTTTTTTTGGTACTTCTTTTTTTATATTTTTTAGTTTTTTTTATTTGTTTTTTGCCTCGTCTTCTTCTTTTTGATTTTTTTGCTTTTTTTGATTTTCTTTTTCCGCCCGCCTTCCCAAGCAGCTCCCGCGCCGCGTGCAGCCGCTCCGCCGCATGCGAGGTGAGTACTGCGACCCCAGATGACGACGTGGTGTTTCTAGATTCTAGTGGTTTTGGTGTGGGCAGCGGTATCCGTTTGACATCCTTTCCCGCCGCCACCATCGCCCGACGCGCAAAGTGCCTCGCCTTCCTCGCCGCCTCCCCCAAATCCGCTCCCTCCGCCGCCGCCATCACATTCGCCGCCGCCTCCAAGGCAACACCCGCCGCCTCCAACTCCTGCTGTGCCTTTATGCGTGCGACCTCCACCGCCTCGGCTTCCGCCGCCGCTGCCGCTGCCGCTGCCGCCTTCTCCGCCGCCGCCTTCTCCGCCGCCGCCGCCGCCGCCGCCGCCGCCGCCGCCGCCGCCGCCTCCGCCGCCTCCCCCA